CCTCAATGAGACCATCTAATCATCTAGAGCTGTAATTCAATACAGAATAGACTTTCGTAAGTCGAGGCCCTCCCTACCATCCTAGCCCCTAGCTAGGGCACCATTCAGCAAGAATGCGTGAGACCCTGAAGACGGACACATTACTGTGATTACGTGGGCACAACCCCACTACGTACAACAGGCAATAGAGCTTCAAGCTCATGTTCCAGATTCCGGTATAACGGCAAATTACGCCGCAAATCCTGAGTTAACTTTACGATGGATCCTATAAATAGGAAAGGGCCACCTCTCGGCTCCCTCGACGACAATTACGAGTCTCCCTCAGCTTTAGACCTTCACACCAAAACAATCACAATCCACTCATCACTTAACCCAATCGCTACAGATTGAAAGTGTCATTCTCCGATCATGGGCCGAATCCCCCTTTGGGACCAGGCGATCGGGATGCATTTTCCTCCTTCAGATCTGTTCCCTGCACAAGGAACAGAGGAGATCACTCACTTTATCCAAACCACGAACCCTTCTGATTAGGATCCTTACGCTCATCGCGAAAGGAATTCTGACCAGAAGGAACGGAATTTGGAAGGGATGATGTAGCTACACCACCCAAAGGTAAAGAAGAAGAAGAAGTCGAAGAGGAGGACGAAGACGACGAAGACGACGAGGAAGAACATGAGTTAACAGGAGAAGAAGGCTGAAGCAAGAGAGATCTAAGCTTCGCCACCTTTTCTTTAAAACTCAGTTCAATACCCGCCGACCACGCGTTCCCTCCAATGTAGTCGATTAAATCAACTACTTCAGTACAGAAAACAGCGTGAATCGTCGTAGCACGTAATGCAGTGGTCGAATTCTTTCCAGAAATGACAAACAAGCAAGGAACATTCTGAACGGCCCCATAAAGGTCGTAAATCGTGTTACCTGTGCAAGCAAATTCATTCTGGTTAGGACCTGACCCACCAGCAATATAGGGAGTCATATCAATAGACACTCCTTCCCAGGAGGCTACTGAGTGACATCCCGTCATTGAGATGGTGTTAGCATATGTCGCAGCAGCAGTAGTATCCGTCGCCTGCTGACCAGTACCTGCAGGACCCCGTAAAGGGGCCACGAGTACGACGCAAGAATTCGATGTAGAGGGTTGCAACGGGACTAAGTCCAATCGCATTCTTAAACGACGAATTTTTGCGTAGTGCTTCATGACATCAGATGCATACGACTCTCCAAACTGGTTATCGCCTTCCACTAATGGAACGCCGAAACCACCGGTTGTCGAGGAGTACGCAGTCTGCGTGTAAGTACTAGTCTTATCCAGGAAATATAGGGAATCAGTAGCACCCAAAGTGCCGTTTCCTACATACGTGTACCCGACTAACCAAGAAATAGTATGCCCTCGAATGTCACTCATACCAACCTTACTAGGTTTATACGAGACGGCAATCGGAGCAGAATTCTTAGTAACTGTCATAGGCCCACCAGATGGAGACTTTTGCTGTCTTTTAATCTTCTTCTTATTATTATTCTTACTCTTACCCCCCTTATTAGGTCCGGGATTCTTTTCAACTCCATAACGAGTTAGATCCTTCTTTGGAGAAGGACGAGGCGTACATAGATCGAAGAAACGGGTATGATACACGAGAAATTTATTCTCGTGAACACATCCGTTCCAATCGATATCTAATCCACGCTTCTCATCTGCGCAAACCTTTAACAGGTAATGCAAGTCGGACATGGAAACAAGTGCCATGTCTCGACGACCTACACGAATGTAGGGCAGACTACAATACTCAAGGAGAGAATCCTCAACTTGATAAGGTACCTCACAAAATTCTGGACGCGAGGATTTTCTCGTCCAGGGCTGAATGTTCAAACTATCGGAAGTTCGTCCACCCACGCCAGATTGGAAATTAGTTTCTGTCATTGTATGGCATCCCTGGCGACAGACCAGGGACTGTACATCATCTAGGAACTTGCAAGGGAACACAGGTTTCATCCAGTATAATCAAGGCTCACGCCAAGACCAAAGATGGAATTACGTTCGCTGGCTTTTGACCAGCTGTCCCACGAAGACTTAAAAGACTCTCTCCACTCTGATACCTACTCCCTCCCCACTTCAGCGCAGACCACTACGTCGCGCTTCACATGAGTTGGTTTCAGAACCCTAATAGATAGACAACAGACGGCCATAACGGTCGAAAGTCATCTGGGGCGAGTCCTCTACGAGCGGGCGGCAGCGTGAGCTGCGCAAAACCCACTCGAAGAGAAAGTACACTTCGCGCAAGATGCGCCGTGCAGTCTCTCGGCATTTTGGTTAGCACGGAAGTATTGAGCTTCCCCCATCGCAACTGATTTCCCGTCAGAGTCTGTCGACACCGACGCAGTAACAATGGAAGATGCACCGTTTTGGGCAATTCCCCTAGATAACGCCATCGCCATTTCCCAGTTCTTACGAACTCGGAAATGACTATAGCGAGAACGACGTGGAAGACTATCACCGCTTCCGGTGAGACAGTTTTCCAACCAGTCTTTCTCAGAAACGACATCCAGCGTGTTTAACGGAGGACAAATAGGTACATGACCTGCTTGAAACTTTACGAAACGATATAACTCTATTTCAGCAGTACTGGGAGTGCGAGAGCCCTTCAACTTCTTGAAGTACTTTTTCGCAAACATTTTTCCAGGACTACACCCTAAGCCAATATGGGCAGCACGATAAGCATAAGCTAACCGAGCCAGCCATGGATCAGGACACTGAAATTGAAATTCGTTATGACCATCCCAACCATCCTCCCAACTCAAGGGAAGACTCTCCTCACGCGACAAAGCATGAGGGGCGGAAAGAGGGATCATTTCGAATTTGGCTATAGCGCCAATCATTTCGGAAAGGGGCAATGGAAAATTGATCAATGAAGCGTAAAGAGCCAGATTAGGATTAGCAAGCATCATACCTGCCATTCTTCTCTGGACTAACGTGAGACGAATCTCACCCTTTTCACTCCATTTTGGATCTATCCCATAGCCTCCTAAGTGCACCGGAAGGAACCAATTCGGTCGGAACCAACCGTGCCAGTCAGAACTAAAACGTGAAAACGCCTCCGGCAAAGCCGAGGCACTCCAAGGGCAAAGATTGAACATCAAGTTCAAATCCTTTCCTAACGCTGTGGGACTTGCATTAGACTCACCCGTCTTAACAGACAGGCCAGTTATCAAACGCAAGTTCAGATATCCATGTCGAACCATACGGTCACCCGAACGGCAAAACACCTGAGAATTGATCAAAGCACAATCAGCAGAAAGATAGTTCTTACCTACCGATATCTTAAACCCCGCCTCAGCAGCGACTTGAAGAAACACGTCATAAAACGACTGGTGACACTTAAATAGCATGTCATCTCCATTTACAATCACATTTCTGCGCATTCTCCTTGCGATTTCCTTCGCATGCACAGAGTGATTTCCGACTTTGAGCCACCTGGTGATAGCACATTGATAAACTGCGTAGTTGATAACGCAGAGTAAAGGAAAGGATAGGGGATGCCCCATCAACTGTCCTTCTCTAATCATGGTCGTGCTTCCATCAGGATATTCAGCCACGCCCTCGTGTTCCATACAGAAGCGAGCCAACCAAACTTGAGGAACGTTATCCGATAAGGATTTCAACACTGCTAAAGTAGCAGAACGTTTTATCAAGTCAGTCGCAGCTTCGTAATCAACCGAACACCACAAGGGCAAATCACAACAATTCCGTTCAATCTCATTCACTTTCTTTGTGAGGTCAGCATGTTTCATGGTGGAGAAACGAGTTCTTTTCCATGCATCAAGCAACATACCTTGCAAAGGCTGAAGTGCACTATAGAGGTAACCATCACCTAGTGTAATGATCCGGAACTTGCCAGGCTCTGGCAAGGCGACAACCTTAACCTTAAGCGCATCGATTGTCATCGATTCTTGATTGATAGAAGTACAAGCATTTAAAGCTTTCGCTTCAAACTTCTCGAATTGCGTCTGCCTCCACTGATTCAGTGTTGAGACTAAGACAGGCAACTTACCAATCCGCTTAACCGCCTCCATCGTCTTCTCAGATGAGGTACCTGGTTGCCCAGATTTTCCCATTCCACGAAAACTATGTAGCGATCTACCCAAAGGAGGAAGTTCATATGGTTCAGCCAAGCTTAGCGCACCGCCCTGTCGGACGGAGGCTTGTAAGCAGGCAGAACCAGAAGGTATGAACTTCATGGGACTAACATCGGACTTCAATTCCGAAAAGAAGCGATCAGTCGCCATACTAATGGCAGACTCCAAATCGCTCGGAATTGGGCCTCGATCTTCACTGATCCGCGCTTTATGTTTATCAAGCGCAGACTGTTTCTTAACTGCTCCAAGAGCAGGCCACATTTGTTTGGCTCCCTTCTGAAGGGAATAAATAAAAGAAACATCTTTCCGTGCAATAGCACGGAGGACAGCTAGTCTCGTAAATCCTTTAAATAAAGGCAAGGTCTTCCACTCGGGAAACGCGGCAATAGGCCGTTGATCGTCCCCAAAGACCATACACAGATATGTATCTAACCAAAATTTGACAAAAGATTGCTCCCTGTCAACTTCTTGGATCCTCATTTGACGCAACACCCCTCCGGTGTATGCCATCGATCGAACAAAACGGTCGTAGTCTTTCGTAGAAAATAGCTCCGATCTTCCAGATCGCCGAGCCACGAAAGGCCATATGAGTGATTTCAAAATCTGAAGTACAGGCGAACCAACTGGTTCACCCAGTCCTGACGATGAAACTGTCAGGACGGAAAGTACGCAATTACTTGCAGATATAAAGGTTTTCCTCTTCCGTTCGTGACAACCAAGATAGGTTGTCTCGAACAGATTAGGTTCATATCTGTAGCCTGAAAAATTATAAGACGAGTCGATAGAGCGTAGTTCACACTCCTCTATTTCAGTCTTATTTTCTTTCTGCATACTAGTAGCATCCGTACCACCAACGGACGGTGAGGTTTTAGAACCTGACTGTTTATTGTGGTCTCTGAGTTCAAAACTCAAGAGAACACGGTCAAGCTTACTAGGGGATCTCGATTTTGATCCCGACATGGTGAGAATATTTCTTCGTTGAAATATTGTCATCA